TATGAGGCAGCACAGCAGAGAATACAAAAAAGCTTTAAGGCTTTCGATTGCTGAGGGTTTAGGAATTGACGATACAGTTAAACTTTTTCGAGAACTGACAGAAGACACGGACAACTTGAAAACTCATCAAGTAAACGCATTGACACGCACAACAATAGCGGAAGCGATGCAGCGCACAAAAGAATACACCAACGAAAAAAACTTTTCTGATGTCATAGAGGGTTATCAATGGGTTACGACCCTAGACAACCGCACATCAAAGATCTGTGCAAGCAAAGCAGGACAAATCAAAAAGAAGCTCGAAGACTTCCCGATACGCCCACCTGCGCATATCAATTGCAGATCTCAGATTGTACCCTTCGGTGAATTTGACGACCCGAAGACGATGAATCAAAGAGCTAGAACCTGGCAGCAAAAAATAGTCGCAACAGATCGAGGCGAGATCAAAAGTCAGTTCAAATTAAAAACTGACAAAGTAATGGACATACAAGTTCCAAAACAATCAAGCAAATTTACAAGCTTCGATGTTTTCTTTAAGCAGATGAGCAAACAGGATCAAATCAACTGGCTCGGCCCACAGCGTTACAAAATGTATCAGAGTGGCAAATTAGGCATGAAGCAACTTCTAGACGGACAAGGCCGGATTCGCACAGTAAAGGAGCTAGCGAACCTTATCGGAATAAAAAAGGAAGGATTGCAGGAAATACGAAGGCGTGACAAGCAAATTAAAGCGAAAAATCCACAAATAAGCACTAGAGCAGCAAGCATACAAAGAAAACGCCGAAAATTGAACGAAAGTAAATAAATGAGTTATAATGTTTCTGGCGAGATGCCAAAAAACCAAAACGGGCGAGACGCTCAAAAATCCCAAAACTGGCGAGATGCCAAGGAGTGACACTATGTCTAAAGTTTTAACAGCTTATAGCGTTGAAGATTTTAACGAACTAAACGAAGATGATAAGAAGTTTTTAGTAGAGGAAGACGGAAAAGTATTCTATGACCCGTCACCACTTTTAAGAACTTTAGAGAATCAGAGAAAAGCCGAAAGAGAGGCAAAAGCGGAAGCGGAGCGAATCAAGGCGCAGATCGAAATATTAAAATCTGAAAACAGCAAAGCAGTGAAACCAGAAGAGAAGAACGAAGACCCACAAGATTCAGCGCAGCTTTTAGAGATGCAAAAAGCATTAAAAGCTATGCAGGATCAAATGAGCTTTGAGAGGCAGCAAAACGCAAAGCTGAAAATGCAGCAACAAACAGCAAGAGCAGCGGAGGCGGTTGGAATGCGCTCAGAGTGCGTAAAACTCTTCGAGGGACAGATAGCTTCTGATGACAGAGGTGCATTTGTTCTGGACGTGGACGGAACTCCAAAAATTGACCCCATGACGGGCGACAGAATAAGCATTGAAGATTATTTCAAGGATTATCTAAAATCTAATTCTTGGGCTAGTAAGGATGCAAGCTCTGGAGCAAGTTTCGAGGGTTCTGGGATTAGAGGACAAATCAACAAGGTACAAACTTCTAAAACTCAAGAGCGAGAAATACGCAAAGGGTATCAAGAGGCTGTACTCAGCGGAAATAAAAACGCAATACAAAAATTTAGGTTGAAGGCGATTAACGCCGGAATAAACTTATAAAAGGAGTAAAAAAATGGCATCAACTACAGCAAGTGGGTTAATCACCAACCTAGCCAATTATCAAGGTGAATGGATCGGAATCGGTCAAAGAAAGTACCCTTTTTCCAGTCTTTTGGGAATGGGAGCACTAGAGAGAGGCGAAGAATCCCCCTTTCGAGAAGTCGGGGCGATGAAGTTCAATATGAGCCAGTCTTATTCGCTTGATTCGGCCTCCCAGGCGGTCGTAAGTGAGTCCGATACTTTCAACGCTGCTACTAGCACAGTTTACCAAACTACACAGAACACAAATTATTGCCAAGTAATGCGTGAAGGTGTCAGATTTTCAGATCTAAAGCTTTCTGATAGATCAATCAGCGGTAACGCTATCGACGGCGATATCTTCGCTATGCAAGAGTTTCAAAAGCAAATCATGATTCATCTAGAGCAAATGAAGAGAGATTTTGAATACTCAATAATTAACGGAACTGGTCAGGATGGATCAAGTAATCCTGCTACAGCTTTCCAAGTCAACGGACTTTACACAGCTTTGAGCACCAACAAGATCGACGCTTCGGCGGTTGCAATCTCCAAGCCTTTGATCGAAAGCCTAGCTGAGTCTATGCTTGATAACGGTGCTGACATGGAGGACATGTATTTTATGTGCAGATCCAATCTTTTGATGGACATAAATACACTTTACGGAGTTCAGCCAAGAAGTGAGAGCCGAGGCGGTATCAACTTGCTAGAGCTAGTTATTCCAGGTATGCCACCTGTAAAGCTTGTATACAATGACCTTGTACCAAACGGCGTTTTGTTAGCTGTTGATATGGGTCACTGTGAAGGTGTTTCAAACACTACCCCAGGCTTACCACAAATCTCATTCCGATCTACTGCAAACGTAGGTCAAGGTGAGATTGGCGAAGTTTTCGCTAAAATCGGAATTGATTTCGGTCACGAAAGCAAGCACGGAGCACTTCACAACTTATCAGTGTAAGGAATAAACATGGCTGAAAAGAAACAACTAAAAGACTTAGAACCGGTTAAGCAGAAAAGGCGTGTGGACGTTCGTGTTGCATCCTTCATGTTTCGGGGAGAAGTCAAAAAAGCAAAGTACGACGAGATCAAGCACGTTCATTATTTTGAACTTGAAAACGATCATGACGAATTTGCTAAACACGTATTGAGAAAGGCTAAATAACATGGCAATTGTGTTTAATTCGACGGTGTCAGCAAGTGGGGCTAACTCTTATGCTAGCGTCGCTGAACTAAACCAATATCGTGAGAATCTTGGGCTGTCGGTTCTATCTGAATCGGCAGCTCAGGTTGCCTTGATACGTGCTACTAGTTGGCTCGATAATTGTTATAGGGCTTACTGGAAAACACAGAAAAAAGCGGTCAGTACTCAAGCTTTGCATTGGCCACAGGACGGAGCAAAGGATTTTGCAGGAACGGAATTAAGCAAAACAGCAATACCGGCACAAGTGCAACAAGCTGTATATGAGTATGCAATAAGAGCAGAGAGTCAAACGACACTAGATCCAGTGCCTAGTACAAACGTTAAAAGTCAGGAACTCGAAGGACTCGGCAAACAGGAATTTTTCAATCCTAAGAATAGTCAGCAGTTACCGGATGATTTTTCTTTTATTGATACAATCCTAACCGGCTTAATCGTCGGAAGACCTGGCGGTGCTAGGATTTTAAGATTAGAAAGAGCCTAAACAATGAAACAAGCATTCGTTAAAATGAAAAACAGTATTTTGAATGCTTTTGATGACTTTGTTGAATCAAGCGTATCATTAAAGTTCAATCCTACCACTACATACAACGCAGCCACCGGAGCAGCTACAGTTACATATTCAACTAATGAGACTGTAAAAGCTTACTTATCAGTTTACAAACGACAAGCCACAGGATTAGAAATAAAAGCCGGTGAGCTTAGACTCTTATTAGACACAGTCAGCGAAGTACCGCCGAACAGCGAAATCACTGTGGGCTCAAAAGTGTATCGAGTGCTTGAGGTGCAGCCTATACCAAAAACAAATCAAATCATGACAGAGTGTAAAGTCGAGGCGGTCAACAATGCTTAGCATGGATCTTGCCCGACTACAAAACACATTAAATAAGTATGTCGAAAAGACTAACGCAGCTCCAAGCAAAGCAACTAGGGGCGTTATGTTGTCCATCAACAGACAAACAATTTTAACAACACCGACAGACACCGGACGACTTGTAGGTAGTTGGATTATTTCAGCGAACCGGCCCAGTTCTTACGTTCCGACAGTTTCCAATCGAAGAATATCAGAACAAGCAGCTGCGGAAATAAAACGAAAAACGATAGAAAAGAATGCAAAGAAGTTAGAGCAGTTAAAAGACTTCTCCGGCGTTCTATATTTTACAACTGCTGTCAGATACGCAAAGATTGTAGAATTCGGAGCAGGACGTAGAGTTGGTAAATTCATGTTGTCAAAAGCGGTACAGATAGCAATTCAGAAAGTCCGGAATAAAATCGCATGAATTACTTAGAGATTAAAAATAATCTAGAATCCGCTTTAAGTTCTTTTTGGACAAGTACGCCCATACTGTGGGAAAACACGTTACAGAAAGAATCAGATACAAATAGCGTTTATATTGTGCCAAGTGTTCAACCTGCGGATTCAATAAAAATAGAATCGGGTGTCGGTGGACTTGTGAACACTTTTGGCTTATTTTCAATTAGAATTGTGGGCAAAGCTGATGGCACAGGGACAAGAACACTGCTACAATATGCTGACAATTTGAATAATCATTTTTCTAACACCTTTTTCGGAGCTACTCACACCGAAACAGGTAGAATACAAAATTTAGGAGTAACAGATAATCGGTATGAGGTTGTGGTATTGATTCCTTACAACCATCACCAGAATCCAAGGAGCTAAAAATGGCAGAATCAATTGCACGAGGATCTCAAACCGAGATCGTATACAT